TCTTTTAAAATTAATTTTGCAGCATTATCTGCATAGAAAGACTTTTTATCGTCTTGCGCAACTGGGTCAATTGCGTCTACTGATATATTGTAATCTGTTTTAAATAACGTCGATAAGGCAATACGTCTGAACTTAGGGATAATCGGCAGAACATCCCAGTTGATGTTAATCCAAGATTGGTCTTCATTTGCTACGTCGCGAGGTTGCAAAAGCTTTTTGTATCGGCTAACTGATTGTTTACCATACATATACAGCTTAATCTCGTGATACTTATCCCGACCATTATACATTTGATTAGGATAATAAGCTGAGAAATCCATCCAAGCCGCTTTTAAGTATTGGGCTATCCATTTCTCATCCTTCAACGATGCATCAATCGTATGCGAAGGGAAATTGTTAATCTTGTTGTCTGCCATAATTTTATAGGAATATCTCCCTTACGTCGTATAACCTTGGTTTTACTTCTTGTTGTCTTTGAGCAAATCGCGAACTGTTGGCTAACATCAACGTGTAGCCACTTGCCATTGTCGCATCAAATTTAGTGGTTTTATTTATATCAAACTTCAACCAGTCGGTTAAAAGATTTTTGAATTTTAATTTACTAACGTTTTCTTCTACGTACGTTTCGATTAATTCAGCTATTTGCTGGTGAGTTTTAACCGTAGCAGATACTCCAAATTTGGCTCCATTCTTAAATAAAAACCGCTCATAACCCCTGTGCTCAAAGTATTTAATTAGACCAACCTTGTTATCCTCGGGAAGTATTGTACATCCAAAGAAATGGCATAGCTTAATCATATCCTCGTAAAATATTTCAGCCTTATCTGGTCTGTTAAGATATTCGACTACAAACGTTTCGCTCATAGGGCTTAACGCATCGTAAGACTTATAAACATATGCCGCTCCATCAGAACGTTGTGTAGAGGTTGTTATGTTGTGGTCAAACGGGTCACATCCGATACAGAACTTCAATGCCTCTATCGGAGCCTTCTTCGTACCAAACTCTCTTACTTGATTATAATGCCCAGCATCAGACGGATTAATCTCTTTTAGTACCAAGAACTTTCCGTTAGACGTAGGCTTAAATACTACTCTGCTATCTCGCACACTATTCTCCCACATAAATTCGCCGCGAATATACAACTCTTTTTCGGCCATCCAAGAAATCGACTCTATTTGTCGATTAATTTTCATTGCATCAAACAAACAAGACTCACCTTCTTTAAAGAACGCCTCCTCAATGGTAAATGGATTCTTACGGATAAATGAAGCTAATGCACGTGGGTCATTCTCAAGTCCAGTACGAGCGTTCATAAAGTATTCTTTACCTTTAGTCTCATCTGGGAAGCCGAACCTGTCGTAGTACAATGTCTTGTAAGCAGGCATAAAGTATTGATATAAACCAGACTTTGTTCTGCCGTTGGCGTCACGCTCGTTAATATCAGATGCCTTCCACAACTTCTCAAAAGCTTCTCCACCATCTTCCATTTCTTCCACGGTAGTCGTGTAAAGTGCCTTCCCGACAATACGCTCTTCTTCGTACAAACAGAACTGAACGACTTGGTGTCTATCGTAAACGTCAACCCCCTTTGTCTTTCCTGCCTCGTCTCCTAGGTACCTGTGCAGCTTCATACCGTCATAAGCAAACTTGTCGGCAGACTTAAACGTAATACCTGATTCTAGCTCAACCTTCTTGTCGAACACCTCCTCGTCCTTACCACGTTTGTTTGTCTTGAAAAATCGAAGCTCACCTTTGGGAGTCATACCCTTTTCAGTATCGTAAATCGGAACAAAGAAATCGGGTAGGTATTTAAACGGCATTACGATTCCCTTTGCAAATACGTTCTCCTTGGCGTCCTCAAATGTCTTTGATTGGATACCAGCGTTTTTATTTTTACTTCTGGAGGTGAGCTCGAATAAAAATGCACCTGCACGCATAGTCTTACCCTGACGACGTTTGGTTACCTCAATCATTCCTAGAGCGCGTGGGTCTTGAACTACGTATTCCAAAAAGTAAAAAAAGTCAACATCCGTCATACGGAAGTGAGGGTAGCCTACATCAATTTTCCAATGTACCAAGTAAAAATAGTGTAAGCCAGTAACGTAAGTAGGCACACCATTATTGTAAAACCAGTAACCGTTAAGTCGCCTATCCCACTCTTGATTACGGTAGGCTTGTAGCTCCGTGTTGTAGTATTCGGAGTTCGTTTTTTGCGCAGCAATTTCCTTTTTTCGTTTAGTGTCATAATCTGGTGGAGCAGTTGGTCTTTCCCAATATTGGTTTTCTTTTCTACCCGAACGTTTGACGATATCACGCTTCTCCCATTCGTTGGTCGCAATATTATAAACATAACCAGCGGGCGGAATGTTTACCATTATCCCGTTGATTTCTTTTTGGGTAGCTTTATTGTGAGTTCTATACATAAAAAGTGCGTTTAAAGCAAACTGGTAGTACCAACATATAGGAGTATAGGGAAGGTGACACGGGTCGCCTTACTTCCTTTTTATAGATTAGCAATTGATTCAGGTGTGTAGTTAATAATCTTATCTTTCTTTTCTTTGTTATCGCCAAACAACTTATCCTCATAAGCTTCGATTCGCTTGATGATTGCATCGCACTCGCCCATCAGCTTTGACTTAATCTCGAGAGCCTGCAATTTATCCTTATCATTCTTGAAATTTACGATAGGAGTTAAAAGTTCTTGTTGATATTGCCACAGAACCTCCTCGTTGGCTGCGAGAATAGCCCATATTTTAGACGATTGGTGCTTAAGGTATACATTGATATACCCGAGCACTTTATCGTCGCTTAAATCAAAGATATGAGTGTTGTCCCCTTTTAACTCAGCCATCTCAGCACACTCCTCTTTTCGCTCAACAATGTCAGGAATCTTTAATCTCATCGGAGACTTCATATCGTACAGCAGTGCAACGTACTTGATTAGCGGAATATCCTCCTTTGAAATCTTCCCAAATATCTGTTTAACGATAGCGTTCTTCTCAAGGCTATTACTCTCAACGGGTATTGCAATCTTACTGAACTCTTCTTCGGTAAATGATGCCATAATAACTTGCTTTTAATGTTTGGTCGGCGGCGCACTTGAACGACAATTGCTTTCGCTTAGAGTAGTGTATCAATTTGGGAAATAAATTTCCCCTTATCAGACAAGCGCCAGCTCTAACTTTCTTTTTATTTACTTTACTTTCCTTTACTTTCCTTTACTTTGTTGAACGACCGTTGAACGACCGTTGAACATCCGTTAGTAAAAGTGCTTTATTTTACTCCTAATATGTATTTCTGTTTTACAGTGTAGTAATCTTTTCCTTCAATTTTGTTGATAAAGTTGGAATTCTTAGCTAAAACTACTACATCACCAGCCATTACAAGCGGAGTAGATTCTTCACCTGTTTGTTTACCAACAAATGCTACACGAGAGATGTCAACAGATGGCGTTTTGAACACCGATGTTACCAATCCAGAAGCACTTAATGTCGCTTCCATTTTCTTCCCGCCAACTTCAACGGTATCATATTGCGCTTCAACCATAGGCTCGCATAGAGTCCACCCTCCAACAGGTAATATATTACCACTCCTAACGCTACAAAAAACCCAATAATAAGGTACTTTAAAATAGTTGCCGTAGATACAGTTCGTTTCATCGCTAGTTACTAAGTAATGGAAGTATATAATGTCCCCTACCTCAACCTTGTCATTAATCGTATTTCCGTCGTCATCGTACGTTCTACCTTCTGGTATAGCAATTACTCTCCCGAAGATTCTAGCGTGATGTGTAGGGTTGAATTCAGGGTCTATGTGGAGCGTCATATCTCCGAACGTAACCGTGTCTTCTAGCGTCTTTCCAACCTCTACAATGACCGTATTTGGCGGAGCTTGCTTGATGTCATATTTAAGCATTATTATATATCGTTTGGTTTATATGTCCAAAGGTAATGATTAGTCTCCAATGTTGCAATTTTTTATGTAGTGTGTAGTTGTGTTCGGAAGGTTATATATAGTAACAAACGGTCAGCGAATCAAATGACAAACCGATTTTCCTTGATGGGGTGGGTCTACATTCCTATTCCAAAATCCGAAAATCCGACTATACTATGCTGTGCTATGCTAGTCAAAATTCAACTGTGCTACACTATGCTAGGCTATACTGTGCTATACTATTCTATTCTACACTGTGCTATGCTCAGAAAGAAGGTCTACCCTGCAGGTCAGGACAGAAAAGAAAATCTATCTCTGCATATCTCTGCTCAGCGACTTATCCGCCCACCATACTACCCTAGAATTCATCCCCCCGAATAACCTACAAATCCTATTGTATTTTTCCAAGAGAGAAATTGTACAAAACAAAGCATTCGATTTAAGGGGTCATTTCTTCGATTTAAGCGACTTTGTACCCTCAAATGTCCATTCTATCCACCCTAGTAAAGATATTTGAATACACGCAAAATTGGGGTCTAAAAATGCTCCTATTTAACCGCGCGTACGCGTAATTCAGTATATAGGCGAGATTTGAGTTGCCTTTTCTATGGTAGTCTCTTGGAATAGTACTAAAACACTATAAATCTGTTGTACTATTCTTATATTTCAGGCATTTTAAGAGATTTCGTCGGCACATTCAGCCTTTACGTCGGCACAATTGGTCATTTCGTCTACAATCACAGATTATCTAATACACCATATTGTTTAGTAAAGAAACTTACTTACCTTTGTAATGTCGAACGAGACAAACGGATGCCACTGCCATAGTGGTGCAAAGGATAAGGGGGCTGAGGTGTAAATTAAGCGGGTTTCGTACCTAGCTGAGGAACGCTGACAAAGTAGGGGGTAAACACCCGAAGAAAGTCACACAGGTTTAGAGCCAACGCCCCTAGAGAGTATGCTTAAAGAGTTCTTTGAAAGTCTGATTTATGAGTCATAAACGTTACAGCCACGAAACGGCTGACTCCACAGGTAGATAGGGGACACCCCGAACCTGTACGCACTGAACTCCTGTGTTATCGTGAGGTAGTCTAGTTTACTAGGCGGACAAAGCCGAGACCCGTAACATTAGCCGAAAGGCAGTTGAAACGAAAGCGTAGCAAGTACGAAAGGATTGGATGTAGGGCGGTTCGATTCCGCCCCCTTTCACAACGTGGATGTTCCACGTGAAACAAATTTCTAACCTTACCCTCCCGATATATGGTTAATCGGCTAGTAAAAACTTATGTTACAGTCAGCAAAAAACCTAGTAAAATTTGTAGAAAAAGTAAAGCCAAACGCAGATGCAATCATCTCAATGGGTATCAGAAGTGATGGCGAAATTGAAGCGTTCTTCTACCTTCACAAGGGCAATGGTCGGGAGGTATTCGCTAAGCTAATAACTTGTCCAACATTGCTTTTAGCGCCTCGTGACACCGATAAATACATCGACCTAGAGGGCATTTATGAGGGGTACAAACTACGGGTTACGTTCTTGAATGAGCGTGACGATGTCGTTCAGATAGAGCGCCACGACGAAAAAGCGGGATACCCTGAAATAGCAAAGGATAGTATATTTTGGAACTATATGACTCCTAATGAATGGGATAGCTTTATTCAGAACCTTGATAAAGCGCACTATGTCAAAGCAAAAAGATATATCGAGTTGCATAAAGACGGGACATTCAGAGATTTCATCGGGGCGGGTTTTGCTTGGAGTGACACCGAAGAGGGTGCGGGATATTGGATTGAAATTTCAAAGCGCAAGTCTCCTATCGTTTAATATATTATCTAATCTAACACATAACACCTTGCGGTGTACAGGTCAGCCGCACTAAAATTATGAAACCATTTGTAACAATCTTAGTGGCATCTTATGCTATCCTTTTCACTATCTGCGCTTTTGTTTGTTGGGATTTAGCTTTCCTAGCACATACAACTGAGGGCTGTCGTTTAGGCTTCGTGTTCGGCGGAGGCTTTTTTGCTCTTGTAGGAGCTATTGGTTACTTCGAAACAGCAGACGCCAAATAATGAAGGACATTAAGGAGTTCATCTTACAAGCGGGAGTGCTTGCAGGATTTTTGGTAGTAGCTAGTCTATTATCCTAACCTAGCTTGGAGCAAGTGGCGGTTCGATTCCGCTACTAGGTTCAGCGTGGATGTTCCACGTGAAACAAACAAACAATCTCAACTTTAACCTTGGTGGTGTATAGGTCAACTGCTACTATTATGACTACTATTTCAAACAGCGCTTCACGTCAAATCAATTCATTGTTAAACAGAGAAGGTCACGGACGTATGAACTTCAAAACAACTAATAGCGTAGATGACCTATTAGCTAAATCTAGCCACGATGATGTCTTTATAGACAACAAAGTGGTACAAATGGCCGACCTACTAGGTATGCCGACTCGAAAAGGTCTTGAGCAGGGCATTATCTGCGGAGACACGCTAGTAAATGTGGTGTCTAAGTCGTACGGACATCTACCTAACGAGGTGTTCTTCCTAGAGGCTGAGCGCAAGTTAATTGAGGCTGACATCTACTACAAGTCACGCTCAATAAATCGTAGCAACCGCTCATTCGCTGTAGATTATGTGCTAGCAGATGACCGCTACAAGATTGAAGTGAAAGGCGAGCAAGACATATTGTTTCCAATGCTTCGCTTCACGAACTCATACGATGGGTCAAACAAGACTAGCGGTTCATTTGGAATGTATCGCAAGGTGTGTGACAATGGCTTATGTATTGCCCAAACTCAAATCGGATTTAGTGTCAAGCATACAGGAGCAATTGCTGAGATTGTCCTACCTAAGCTAGATGAATTGGTCAGCAACTTTATGGACAACGAGTTCTTTAGCCTTAAGAAGAAATTCGATATCCTAGCTGAGGCACGTGTTCTTAACGTAGAAAAATACATCCAAGATGTTAACAAGAAAATGAGCCTTATTAAGTATGAGTCAAGCGACAAAAACCCAGCGCCTAGCTTGAACGCTCGCTTCATATTAGATGTCGTAAATCGTGAGACCAAGATGCTGAACACTAAGCCTAACAAATGGATTGTGTACAACGCCTTCAACGAATTACTACACAGCAAATTGCAGAAGACTTTCGACCAACAAAAGCAAATCGACGAGCGCTTGTTCGATGTCATCCTAGCATCTTAATTCACTATCTCACTTTTACCTTGCGGTGTACAGGTCAACCGCATTAATATTGTGCCAAGATTTAATGACGAGGCTTTAGCCTTATACAACGAGAATAAAGACCTTATGGAGGCAGTACATTGGAACGCACAAGTTAACTATAAGTATGGCGAAGACAATGAGCATAACAAGATTATAAAGATGTCCAAGTATGCGACATTTAATGCTCAGCTAACTATACCACAGCTAGGTTGGGCGAAGGCTTATGCTAGGCGAAATAATCTAGCAGTACCTAGAATAAAACCTGAAGTAGTTTCGTCTACACAATTAGCCGATTCGTCGACTAATTCACTATCTGACTTTTAACCGCCCTATATTTGGGCATCAACTAAAACAATCTATAACCTCACGATGTACAGGGCAATCGTATTACTATTATGGGAAGATATTATAGCGGAGACATCGAAGGAAAATTTTGGTTCGGTGTACAAAGTTCAACATCGGCAGGAGACCGATTCGGATGCGAAGAGAGTTGCCCTGAAGTTGTAGATTATTATGCTGACAAAGAGCATCTGCCAATGATTACAACTGAGTTATCAAACATTGAAGCTAAGATGGGAGACCAGTTGCCTAAGTATGATGAGTTTTTTAATAATGTAAATAGCTACAGCGAAAAGATAATGGTAGATGCGGGACTTGACCCTAGCTTTTTAGAAGACTATGCCGACTACAGATTAGGTGTTCAGATACAAAATTGCATTATAGAGCAAGGTAGTTGCTCATTTATAGCGGAACTTTAATTCAACTATATTATGCCAAAACAAGAAGCAGTCGTTGAAGCAATCAGCGAAAACCTAGAGGAGTTGAGAACTCTTTTAGAAGATAGGAAGTACACAGCGGAAGATTTTTCCGAAGAAGAAAACTTGATTAACAACATTGAAATCCTTCTAATGCAACTACAATGAAAGACTTGTTTGAATATCCCGAACTATTGCCCGCAAACGTGACTGAAATCATAGAGCGGTACGCCGAAGATGTATATTCTTACGAGCGGTGCAATCAATTGATTAACGAACTAAACGCAGTCGGTTACACTTGCGAGTATGGCCTTGATGCTACGCCATATAATCTACAGCTGATACATACTCCTAAGAAGTATAGCTACGAGGATATGGCTCATATGGCTTTTGCCTTGCATTTTCTTTAACACCTAGAACCTCACGATGTACAGGGCAATCGTTAACCAGACAATGAAACATTTTTTAACAGGCGAGCAATTCGCAACATTAAGAAAAAACAATTGGGAAGTTAAACCCGATGGTATGTATGTTCATCTATACCGAGATGAATATGATGAGGACTTATGGGAGCTAATATGCTATCAAGCAGAAGTGGATGCCGACATAGATAAGCTAACGCTCCTTGTATTTGGAACAATGACAAACCTTTAAATTATAAACCAAACAATGAATCAAAGAGAAAAGATACTAAACGCAATCGAGGATTGTAGATTAGATAATGTAACGCATCACGAGATGGGTGCGTATGCTAGGATGTTTACTGATGACCTAGTGGCTGTCCTAGTGGACGACCTTTACTTGTTACGTGAGCGCTACGATGAGTTACTTGAGAAAGCAAACGTTGACTCGCAGAAACTTTTAGACCAAGTAGAACAGCTAAGAAAATGACAGGAGATATCTACTTCGCTATGCTTAACGAGGTTGAGCAGGAGCAATTCACACATAACTATTATGGGTGCAGATTCACTGATTGCGATATCAGATATTATCTAGAAGAGGATTATCTGCACTTCGATGAGTTCATCAGTTGCGCATTCTTTTTCAACAAAGCACCTGAAGGTCGTGAGTATTGGGAAACAATCAGGGACTCACAAAGAGATGGCGTGAATGGTCGCATAGATAAGGAAGCTGACATAAAGAACCGCCTTGATGGCATCCCGCCTGAGCTACTTTTGTTGATGGCATTATCTAATCCTGAATCATATAAGAAGAGAACATCCGAGGATGACTTGCAAGACGTGCTGTCGGACTTGGGTATTAAATTACAAGAAGATGATAAAATTTAATGCGTTAATTAATCCTTTCTCACATAAAATATTAGTGAGCGCAAGGGTAAACAAGATGTCTTGCGAAGAGGTGTTGCAATGGAATGGAGACAATGATTGGTGGCACTCATTTGAGATGAACGGAAGCGTGTTCGACTTCAATTTATCTTACGATGAAGAGCTGTCTGTCACAGTTTATCCAGCACCTGAAGAGGGGGAGCAATCTCTTTATGACAAGTATTATAAGACAACATTTAAAGTAATATACAAAGATGAATTCTAACAAAACAACCTATCACGAATTAATTGGAGCGATTCTATGCATAGCATTTGTGTCTCTAACTATTTTGTTAATCGTATTTTAAACCAAACGTTATGAAAACATTACAAGCAGTAAGCGGTATCGGCGCATTTGTATGTATGGCATTGATACATTTTGTTCCTGAAGATTGGTCGGGAGATTTATTTGGTGGAGCAGTTATATGCTTGCCAGTTTTTATCTACACATCACATATTATCGGATTGGAGAATCAAGACAAGGAAGGGGGCGCACGTGGATAAGAAGACTTTCACATTATTGGTGGGATTAGCTATCACATTAGTGGTATGCGGAACTATCATAGCTATCAATCTACTGAATCGTAGCAAGGATAATACTACAGCGTACTATAAACCATATGAACCTAACAAGGTTTTTAGTATCACGGTTAGCGAGGAAACGTGGGATGAATCAATGATGCCGAAAGGCAAGAGAAGTCCGAAGGGTGTATTATATAATCCTGAGAAGTAATGGGAATACAAAGCAATCCAAACACCGAAAACAAAATCAATTGCCGATGGTGCGGAGTTGAACAAAAGATTGGGCATATAATTTATACGCACAAGAAAAAAAACAGAGATAAGTTTTCATATGCTTGCTATGCTTGCGATAGGAGAAACATATGCCAAGTAGGAGCATTGGGATTCTATTCGCTATACCCAGCAGATAAGGCACGCTATGAGAGAAACGTAAAAAATAATACTAACAGAAAATAAACAAACAATTATTATGAGAGAATTAATGAACATTTACTTGACACGTTTTGGCGAAGAGAAAGAAATCTTTGCACCTAATACTAAGTGGGCTAACGTGGAGCAATACGATAAGCATACAAAGTATCTAATTGAATACAAGATGTTTATGCACGATGAGATTCTGCTAGGCAAATTTGTTGGGCATACAGATGGAGCGAAGTCATTGTTATTCGAAGACCTTAGCCGACCTCGTGACTTCAAAGAGTATGATAACACGCGACATATTGTAGTAGCTATACCTACGCAAAATATTAGTAGTATTGTTATTGCTAAATAAATAAATTGATATAACTTTGTTCGACTCCGTCATAAATTTGTGGCGGGGTCGAACGTAACCAAGCAAAACAATGACACTAGAAGACAAGGCTCACATCGCTGTTCTGCGAGTTAGAAAAGTCCACTCTGAAATAGAACTTATTGATTATCAGAAGGTTATGAAATATTATGACCCTGATATCCCTGCTTTTGGAATTATTCTGGACAAGGTTATGGAGATTCAAGATGAAATTTCACGATTAGATAAGAAAATGTTAGAGCTATGAAAAAAGATGCATACTATTTTCCGCATTTTAGTAATGCGAGACACGACAGGAAACTGAAGCGTGTGATTAAAGACTTAGGTATCGAGGGATATGGCATCTACTTTATGGTGTTGGAGGTTCTACGTGACCAACAAGACTTTAAGTATCCTATTTCTGACATTGACCTACTAGCAGATGAGTTTGGCACAAGCGAATCTAAGGTATCTGTTGTCGTAAATAATTATGATTTGTTTGTTATCGATGGCGATGAGCAGTTTTTTTCTCCGAAAATGCTTACTTATTTAGAGCCATATTTTCGTATGAGAGAGCAACGCAAATTAGCGGGGAAAGCATCAGCCGATAAACGACTGTCACTCGACCGTTCAACGACCGTTCAACAAAGTAAAGTAAAGGAAAGTAAAGAAAAAGAAATTAAAGTAAAAGAAGAGCAAGTGCTAAGCGCACGTGACTTGATTTTTGAGAAGTGGTTTAGGTATAAGCGTGAGAAGAAGCAATCATACACATCTACAGGAAAGGAGACTTTGATTAAGACTTGGTCATCCTATAGCGATAGCCAATTAGAACATATTATTGATACATCTGTCTCTAACAACTGGGCTGGGTTGTTTCCACCTAAGAACAATCAACCTTCGCCAGTTAGTCAGCAACCGCAAGCGCCACGTACAACAATAGTTATCCCTGACAATTACTAAAACAAAATTATGAAACTTGAATTATTCGATACACTACTAGAATCAGACCTAACTAGCTACCTAGTCGAGCATCCGCACTATACGACTGATGCAAAAAAAATAATCTCTGAGGAGGTGTTTGCCGACAGCTTGAACAAGGCTGTTTTCTCTGCGTGTGTTGAGTTATCTGAAACGCAGAATGTCTTTACTCGTTCAGATATATTTAGGCTCGTTAAATCAAAGAAAATACAAGGCATCAATGACGTTGCAATCTTATCCTTAAGACCAAAACGTATGATTGACTTAGGCGAAGTTTGCTTGGAGTTAAAAGAGTTGTACGCTAAGCGCATATTATTTAATATATCATCTAATATCAACGCGATGCTTATTGATGGCGCTGATGTAAATACTATTCGAGGCGTGATTGATGCTGAGTCAGATACATTAGATTCTAAGGTTGACTCTAACAATGAAGTCGTTAGTATTGCTAGCGTATTCGATTCCACTATCTCGCTTCTAGAACAGAACGCAGGTAAGGCTAAGTTCTCAGGTGTTGACACAGGTAGTAGACAACTTAACTATTCGCTTGGTGGTTGGCAGGCTGGTATGATTGTCATTGCGGCTAGACCATCTGCGGGTAAAACAATTGTCGGACTAGACTTTGCTAAGGTTGCAGGTATGTCGGGCAAGAACGTGTTGCTGTTGTCTCTAGAGATGCCAAAGGAATCGCTGATGAATCGTTTCATATCATCTGAAGCAAGCGAGTTCACTTACGCTGACTTAGGGGCATATCGTTTATCACAAGATGACATCAACAAGATTAAGGATTCAGATGCTACCAACTTGAAGCGATTGCCAATTTACTTTTACGACTCAGATAATCGAGACATAAATTACCTGTCATCTATCGTGATATCCGAATGTCGCAAGCACAAGATTGATATTGTTATCATTGACTACATTCAATTGATTCGAGACAATCAGATTAAAGACCAAAGCGACTTCGCTCAGGTGTCTAGTGTATCCACTAAGATACAGCGACTAACTCGTAAGTTGAACATTCCAATCATCTGTCTATCACAATTAAGTAGAACGGTGGAGAGTAGAAATGATAAGCGACCACAACTTTCGGACATACGTTCATCGGGTAATATTGAGCAGGATGCATCAATCGTTATTGGATTGTATCGTCCACACTATTATGCACTAACGGAAGCGCGCGCCAACGGAACGCCAGAACCTACTGAGATAGATACCACATTAGAGTTTGTTATCCTAAAGAATCGAAATGGTATGACAGGTTCTATCATCAGGCATTGTGATGTACTAACTAATAGAGTATCTGATTCAGCAGAAGAGTTGTTCCGCTTTGCAGAGCCTAAAGTTATCTACCAAGACTCACAGATTAATACCATACCAAACAATTTCGACAACACAAACGTAGCCCCATTCTAGTATGAACATACACAAAGAGTTATCAGTATTCAAGAAGATTAAATATCACGATGAGCCTCACGTGTATTATATAGGCGAGCAGAAGTTGATATCAGGAACATCATTTATTGGATTGTATAAGGACAAATTTGAATCCGAAAAGATGGCTGATAAGACAGCTAAGAAACGAGGCATTCCTGTCGAAGAAGTATTAGCTGAGTGGGAATTTAAAGGTGGGATATCTAGGACAAAAGGAACTCTTGTTCACGCATTCGCCGAAAACTATTGGCTGAACAAAATATTCCCTGTAGATGAGGCTAAGTACGAAGAGCAGTATCCGTCAATCATAGAACGCTACGAATTATGCAAGAAGTTATTCCTTGACTTCTATAAAGATGCGAGCAAGGCTTTGTGTCCTGTAGTTATGGAGCTTGTTGTTGGAGATGAGGAGATTGGTATCGGAGGTATGGTAGATTGTCTATTCTGGAATGAGTCAACTAAATCGTATGAGATTTGGGATTACAAGACTAACAAGGAGATTAACACATTCTCTAAGTACAAGAAGCGAATGAAAGCGCCGATTAATTTCTTGCACGAGTGCGAGTTTGAGGCTTACTCAATTCAGTTGAATTTATATAAGTACATCATAGAAAAGAACACTAAGATTAAGATAGGCAAGCTGTGGTTAATACATCTGCACGAAGAGCAAGATAAGTATAACCTTATTCAATGCGCTGACTATCAAGACATTATAAAACTATTAATTGAAGACTTTAAACAATCCAAACAATGACAGACGAACTAGAGGATTTAATCCAAGAGACAGAGATTACACTGCGAGATGCGTATCGAAGAGGGCTTGAGAAGGGGGAACACGCTAGCAGAGTTGCACTAAAGAACAACACAAAGATGTTGGTTTCTTTTGAGATGTATGTTACTAAGAACTACAAAAGAATGGTAGTAGATGACGAGTTATTCTTTGTCGATGAACCTAATCAGGTAGCTATCACATTATCACAGGCAATCAAAAACTTTTTACTCACTTACGACGATGCAGAAAATTAGTCACTCATTCATTGCTAAGGTTAAGACGTACCTTAAGAAGGCTGAATTACCTTATACTCGTGTACCTGATACTGAGAACATCTTAGTGTTGCGCTCAGCTGGCAGTCATCACTACTTGCTAATACAATTCTACGATATGCCTAAAGGGTGGCTCGAGGATAGAAGATACTTTGATATCAAGATTACGAAAGGAATAGATTATAAGCAGGTAACTGCATCAATAGAAAAATACTTACAAGGAAAATAATATGACACCAAAAGAAAAAGCAGAACAATTAGTTGATAGGTTTATGGCTATAAAGTCAATGAAGTTAAGTGACTACTCACTTATTTATTACCCATTTGCCAAACAATGTGCATTAATTGCAGTAGACTTTGCTTTATCTCAGTTAGATGTAAAAATAAGCCCACCGAGATTAGACATACAGGTTGAATTAAACAAACAAAACCTGAATAAATTAAAACAAGAAATAGAAAAGCTATGAGCGACATACGATACAGAGACTTTGAGCTATTTGACTTAGAAAAAAGAATATACGACTTGAACCTACCATTTGGAACTAATAACGATGTTATAGCAAAATTCGTTTGCGATGAGATTAAGCGTGAGCTATACTATAATAAGGACAGGATGGATAGTTATAGATTCTGGGATGAGATGAAAACTCATATAACACAGGAAGAAATTAAGCTACAAGACAGATTAGATAAACTAAAAGAAAAATGAAAAAGAAAGTATCACTTAAATACTACCGCAATCCTGAGTCGACAGAGGTAGTAGAAATAGACTACAACGAGTTGAATCAAGACTACTACACTAAGTCAGGTAAACGCCGTTGGTTGTTAGGTTCAGCAGAAGACCGCATAGAGGCTTACTTACTGAGAAAGAATTGGATTAAAGTTAACATTACCACGTTCAACAAACTAAAGGATGGATTCGAACAAGAACGAACAATATTACAAGATGGCGATAGCTTGGGGAGAGAACTACCTAAAGGAAAACAGCGAGCCGCGTCAGTTTAATTACAAGCAAGGTCAAGAGATAACTGATGACTTAAAGTTTGTGGCAACCAATGTAGAGAGGATTAGAGACTCAAAAGGAATTGAACTTCACGCATCCTATTCTAGACTTAGAGAGTTTAAACAATTCTACGAAAAGATTAAAGAAAAAGGTTTGCTTAATAAAATAGTTTAACTATCTTTGACATAACAGTAGGGGTGTACAAACCATCAGAACTGTGCATCCCTCATTTTATGTCACATATTTATATAAAATTGTAACACATTTAACAACTAACAATTAAACAAATAACAAATGAAAAAATTCGTAAAGATTACAACAAGAAATTCAGATGGAAGTTATGCAAGAGAATGGATTGACATTGATTCAATTGTAGAATTAGCCCAAAGAACTAATGAAGAAGCAGGTAATAATGAAGGGACTCTGCAAACGATTAATGGAGCAATAATTCCTATAATAGATTTCAATGCAACTATTGATTCTTTATCTTAAATATAACAAACAATGAAAGCAAGAGTAGGCGAAATAAAAAAGGTTGTCAATAAAGACAAACGCAAGGCGGCAAAAGATGAGTATTACGCTGTCATTCTTAATCATAGCGGACAATACAATACGTTATTGTTTACGGAGCTCGAGTTAAAGGTTGCATTTAATCGCGCGGCTTCAAATCAAGAGGACACTTTAGAAAGAAGCATTATCTCCAAGATGTTAGACTAATATGCCAGACATAGCCCTTTGCCAAAACAAGGATTGCCCGTCATCTAATCGGTGTCAGCGTCACCTTGTAATACCAAGTGAATTTTCTCAAGTGTATGTAGAGTTCACTCCTACTGACGGAGAAGAGCGGTGCATTTATTTTATCGACTATGACAAAGCTACAACAGATACTAGAACAATTTCCAGATAATAATTTTGTTAAGCTAGATGGCTTAGACAATGCAATCATTGGAGTTTACGCTGATACTGAAACTCCAAGATTAGTTTATTCTACTGGAAAGATTGTAGACTGCCTTGTTGAGCAGGGGATGACACCCGATGAGGCTATTGACTTCTATGAATACAATACTGCCCGCTCAATACCTTATGTAAAGGATGCGCCTATATTAATTTATACTGATTTTTTCTAATGAAAGGAGACAAATTAGATTGTCCATTCTGTGGCTATCCATATGGAGAAGAAGAGATGGAAGCTATGATTTGGAAAAGCTTTAAGTGCGAGAAGTGCTACAAGAAGATTAAAGTATTCTATAGAAACGGACTTATTAAACTAGGTAAACGAGAATGCAGGATGGTCTATTACACAAAAATGCTCGAACAGCAAAAAGATTTTAAGTATATGTTTAGCGTAATTAAGCCTTGTATATTCTATGCAACAAAATCATACGACAGACAGCAGGAAAAAGTATTCTTTAAGTCAGGTGCTATTCCTTGGGTTAGCCAAGCTAGAAAGAAGTTTTGTGAAGAATGCGACATTGTTTCAATACCTACTGCTAGCATTGTAGCCTTCTTTAAATCAAATGGTGGGCGTATAGACTCAAGAACAATTAAATCATATTTAAAAAACTAAGACAAATGAAAAGAATCAAAAGAGCGTTAAGTGACCAAGAGGTACGCGATATGCTACGTTACTATGCATACTGCCAATCGTTGCGCGACTTTATCGATGATAAAGTAAAGGCTAGCGGTATCTATCAGCAAGTAATCAAGGGTCTGACTAATCAATTAGCTGATGCAATTGAAAGACAAGTGGATGTATTGCTTGCGGCTAATCATAATTCAGATGCAAGCGTCTTGCTAGACCAATTTGTGAGCGCATCTGTTCAGGCGGATAACCTTTTTGAGGTAGCTCTTAAGATGGAATTGCTAGAAGAGGATAAGAAAATTGAATGTGCAACTAGGTTATCAGAAATACTAAAGGAATATGGAGTCGAATAAAGAGACCACAACATTTACAGACAGCGTAGTCTTTGAAATCATTAAAGAGTTCGGGGAGCGTGCGCAAAAGGGGTACGAAAAGTATGGGACAGATATGGATAGGACAGACTTATCTACATCTGATTGGTGTCAGCATTTACGGGAAGAGTTGATGGACGGATTAGTGTACCTCACACGCCTCCGCAAAGACATTTTACTATTAGAAGAAGAGCTTCGTGCCTACAAGACACGAGATATGATTCGAGCAAAGCTACAAGAGGAAGCTATAAATAAAACTACAGTGACAACAACAGGTGGCACAGAAGTTGTATATAATATTGTACCGAAACCAAACGAAGTTTATACTGACGAAGAGCCAATCGTCAAAAAGAAATATAATTGGCATAGATAATGTTTTGTTTTAGTTGAGACCAGAAAGGTAGCTTGTTTTACGGGCTATCTTTTTTTTGTTGGTACTTATTTGGTACCAAGTTGGTACTATTTTGGCACTAATTAATTCTTTTTCAACTAAATGCTTTGATATATAAATTGTTTCATTTATCTTTACATCGTAATTAAAACTAAAACAAATGAGAAGACAAAAAATGGTAGATGTACTCCGCAAGGCAGAGGCATTCGCACAAGACCCAAGTAACCGATTGATTACAGGTAAGCTAACTAAAAGAGCTGAACGTAAACTAAATCAGATGACGCTTAAGATTGCTTTCTTAAGTCAATTTGAAAAGCCAGATAAAGAGTATCATTATTAATTTTAAACCAAACCAAACAATAAAATGCAAAAGACATTGCACAACACAGATGCTTCAGGAGCATCAAAAAATGTAAGCGACTTAGTCGTTTGGGGTGACGGAGATGCGTGGAAGTTAATCACAAAGGCATCATCGGAATCCGAAGGTTGGATGAAGTCAACTAAGGCGATGAAAATCGGTAACCTAGGTTGCTTAGTTCAAGTAACAACTCAGCAGATTAATCCAGACGGAAACTCTGTAGTAGCTGAGGCATTAACATTTGTTGCAGGCGCTTCTATTGAGGAAGACGTATTCTACAATAAGCTTAAATCAAGAAAATTAGTTTAAACCAAAACCAAACAAAATTATGGCAAGAGCAGATGAGTTCTCGACAGGCACGAAGTCCCCAGTTAAAAAGTATTTAAAGTGGGACTCGGCAGAAAAAAGCTTCAAGTATTATGACAAGGAAGCTAACAAGAATGTTTTCGTAGGTATTCCATTGAAGTTCGTTTCGTTAAAAGAGATGGCAACTATCGGTGGATTCCACGAGCCTTCTCAATCAGGTATCTACTCTAATGAGTTGCCGACTAACGCCCTTAAGACAAAGGAATTAACGGTAAAAACATTCAAGGGTGTTACAATCGCACAAGGTATCTACGGTGATATCAAGCCTAACCTAGCTGCGGCTGGTGCTAAGTTTGCTGTATCGTTATACGCTTTGTTGAACGACGAGTTAGTATGTATCTCATTGATGGGTTCATCTTTCTCAGCGTGGTATGACTTCGCAGGAGAGAATAGAAAAGACTTCTTATCTAACAATATCGAAGTGAAAGCTACGGTAGACAAGAAGAAAGGTGCTACAAAGTATTCTGAGCCTGTGTTCTCACTAGGTGAAGATATCGCTAGCGCTGACAATGCTAAAGCTGAGCAAGCTTACGAGGAGTTAACAGCTTATCTTGCGTCACGCGGTGTTCAACAAGATGCACCACAAGCTGTTCAAGCTGAAGAAGTTCCTGCACCAGTATTTGCAGCGGCACCTGAAGTAAGTGACCTACCATTCTAGGATGCAAGAGTTAACCTTAATAAAAGAAAATCCTGTTGTACTTTCTAACAAAGAAGGTATAACAGGAATGGTTGACAACTATATCAAGGATATAGCATTCAACGGAGGAGATGTGCTCAGAGATTGGGCAATATGTGAGAAGTATGGTGTGTTGATTAGCGCTATGAAGGATGGTCTTAAGCCATACGTTATCAAGGAGCTAGAATTCTGCGATAAAAAAGAAAGTCATTCATTAGGAACTGAGATAAAGGTTGTAGCTTCAGGCACTAAGTTTGATTATTCTGAGTCTAAGATGTGGTTGGCTCAAAAGAAGCGAGTAGATGAAGAGGGCGCTAGATTGAAAGACATCGAGACATTCCTTAAGTCACTCAAAGAACCAATGACAGCAGTAGATGAAGAGACAGGTGAGACAATGAAACATTATCCGCCAGCTAAGTCGTCATCAGAAACAATAAGAAGCCTTGTATCATAATATGGAAAAGGAAATAACATTTAACGAATGGGCAAAACTAATCGAAGCTCAGCTATCTGAATACTATAAGAAGCAGAAAGAAGAGACTCGTAAGAAGTTTGCACAATATTATAGATAATATGAGAAACGTAGTAAAAGAATTGAGACAGCGATTAAACTTATCTCAATCTAAATTTGCAAAAGTAGCAGGATTCAACTCTATCCAGCAAGTATCTAACCTAGAAAACGACAGACAAAATGTTGGGCTAGGTTTAATCAAGAAGATGGTTGACTCGCTTAATGAATCAGGACATCGTGCAACCCTTACGGTTAGCATTAGTGTTGATGACGAGGACATCCTTCTTTGCTAGAAATGAAACCTAATAACTTTAC